ACCTATTGCCACTACCTCTGTCTATTTCAAACCATCTCCACCTTACTAAATCAAGAACATATTCTTTGTCCAACGTAGTGTTTGAACCAGAAGCCCACAACCAATGGTACTCATGTTTTTCCCTGTCTATGAATGAATATTCTTTTTCTACCATACTTAAATTAACATGCGTAGTCGAGGATTGGTCGAAGACACATCTAATATCTTTTGAAACATTAAACGGTGATTGTCCATTAGATAGATATATTCCATCTTGCCCTCTCCATATAACGACTGATTTTGCTTGGTTTATATTATTCTCAAAAATAACAGAAGCAACTTTAGCTGTTCCCGGAGCAGTACATCCTACATTAGGAGATATACAAAATCTACTCCATGATACATCAACGTTTGACTGATTCCACTGTAATATCCATGTTTCATTCTTTTTGTACACAATAACTATATTATATATATTTGACGAATATTGCGCATAAACAGGTACGGCAAATGTTAATTTATCATCGCCACCAAATGTTATTTTTTCTGTATCAGTTCCATTAAATACTTCTGGTCTATCTTGTGCTGAAACAATCAAAGCATTTTTATACTCATAACCATCGCATCCTAACATTAACCTATCAGCAGCCAATACACCAAATGAGTATCCTTTTATTGTTTTAGGTTCAGGTATTCCAGCTATATAATATATTCGTGTGCTCGCATCCAGTGCCTGACTAAAACTAATTTTATAATAGTACATTGGAAAACTTCCAGCAACTGACTTTTTTGCTTCATTCTGGCTATCTGCGTTATACCACGAAACAACGCCAGAACGTGATAATGAAATACTTCCAACAGAAGTCCCGTCTGAAATTAGACCCAAGGCTTTATATCCACCATTTTCATTAACAGAAATTGTCATTGCCGTGGTTGCTGTACTATTTGAATAACTATCAGGTACTGCTATAAACAACCCTGTCATTTTTTCCGTAAAGCCAACCTCAATATATGAGTTTGTTGCAAGGGAACTTACGTCTGCGTAAGAAGCTGTATCAGAAGCAAGATAACCATTGTAATCACGAATACTAAGCACTATGTCCGTTGATGTTGTTGTGGTGGTTTTAAAAGCAGAACCAACATCTCTAAAATTACCATCCCAAGTATCAAGTATATTTTGAAATGGTACATCAAGTGTAATATGATAAACATCAGCACCACCTGCACTGATTGCAAATAAATACCAATATAAATAATATCCTTCAAGATACTTTCTTTTTGACGTATTAGTTGTATCACCCCATGTAACAGTCCCAGTTTGCGCCAATGTTATTCCACCAGAAGAAGTACCATCATTAACTATAGTTTTGCTCAACCACGAAGAACCGACAAATTCTTTCATTGTCATTGAACTTGTTATTGTGTTCCCATTCGCAACATATATCTTTGCGGCTTGCGCAGGTCTTGTCGAACCAAGTAAAAATATTTTTGAACTTACAAAATAAGGAGAAGTTGGGGGGTCAAATGCCACTAAATTTCTGGCGACTCCCTTAGAAATACGAAACTCATCCATATATCCATTCCAAACATTGCCCACCGCTGCACCAACAGTTAATACTGCAGCTAAATCTGGTATTTCGTTTGTTCCTATAGCAGTTGCTGCTGTAAATGTTATCAATGCACCTTTAAGAAAAAGATAAAGAGATGTTCCGTTTCTCACTAATTCAATGTGGCTAGTTTCAGTTGTTAACATATAAGGGTCTGGATGAACTGCAGATGTTGCCGGAATATACGCAGAGCTATAATCAGCCTTTGTGACCCCACCCGTCACTATCTTAAATCTGAATTGCCAATAAAGTACTCCCGGAAGCCATATTGGGTCAGGTTCAACAACGTCTATCCAAAAACCCCAATAATTATTAACATCAACATATTGCCCACAAATACCAATAGGGACACCATTCACCATTACAGGGCGTGCCCAATAATCAATTGTAAAAGGGGTAGCAGCCAGATACCAATCTGCATGGTCTGGAGTAGTCCAATAGTCACCAGTTCCATCAAAATAACTAGATGATGTACCAAACTTGGTAATTGCTGTGGAAAGTTTTACACCTCCAACGTTTGTCATTTCGTGTGCTGAGTCTGAACTATCTGTTGTTGCGGTCGCATCATTAGCACCATCAAAATGCAATAAAAGTTTAGTGTATGTATCTAACCCACCACCAATGTGAACTTGATTTTCTGCAACATCAGACGAGTTATTTATTGTAGGAGTAACATCCATCGGGGAAGTTACTGAATCATTTACGTTAGTTAATGTAGCCGCAATAGTAATCATTGCCGAACAACGAGTTTCTAATCCATCCCAAATGCACGTGTCAACACCATTGCAGTATATTACTTGTCCATTCGGTGAGTCGCAGAATCTTCCTGTGGAAGCACCGCTTGAATCTGTCCATAAGGGAGAGAGAGCGAACGTGGGATTTGCTGCACCTTGGTCTGCAGTTATTGTTCCATTAGATAAAACTTCACCAAGGGTAAAATCACCAGAACGACTTGTAACTACATATGTGGTTGTTGTAAGAAATTTAACAATCTTGCAAGTTTTAGTGCTTGTTGCGCCAGTAATAGTGTCCCCCACAGACCAGTTTGTAGCAGGTGCAACATTAAGAGTCATAACCTCGTTAAAATTTCCAGTATTAGGAATTGTTGTTGAGTTATACAAAACCTGCGAGGCAGTTAAACCAGTATTATAAGCCTGTGCTAATATGTGTGTTTCTGAATGTAATTCTTTTTGAAAATGAAAAGCATCCCTTACTTTTAAATAGGTTGCTAATGCACTAACATTTCGCTTTACCATTCCCAAAACTGTTTCGGGTCTTCCATCCTGATAGCGCATGTTGGTTAATGTTTTAAAATTCTTTCCTATCAATGAAGGATTAGATGCTGGTATCCATTGTCCGTCTAGGGGAATAATAAACTGTTCAACCGGAATATTTTGCGCAGGTTGAATCTGCGGATTTAGTGTAGGTCTTATTTGTTTTTGCTCAGGCATTATTGAAATCTCACATCCTCTGTACTATCAGGTATATTTGGAAGCAACGTTTGTGACATAAATTCTAACTCACTATTAAAAATCCCCATAAACATATTAGAAGCAGCAAATTTTCTGTCTTGAGCTAACGCCCTTGAAACGGCATAATATTTTAAAATACTGCATAATGCATACGGTATTGAAGGTAATGTTGCGCCGGAAACTGTCACAGGAATAGATGCTAAATATAACGTTAACGTATAAACAAGTGGAGGAATTGGTTCAATCCCTATTAAGTTTGCTGTTTCAAACCAATACTGTGGTGCGACCCCATCAATTTTAACATGTCCGATTTGTAATGGTGTTATTTTTATAAGTGCTTTACTATTATATTCCACTGCTAGACATTTATATCCGGTATAAGAAACAGTTCTTGTAGCTGCTACTGTGTCAACGGTTGTTGTTGTTCTATATGCTCCCACACGTTCAGCAATTGTACGTACTGCTTCGTTAACATAAACAGCCAACTGCGCATCGCTCCAGAAACTTGCGGTTGTTTCACGAAGTAGCGCCCTCACAGATAATGTAATATTAGCAATTGTGTAAGTAAAGGCAGCCATTTATCTATTCTTTCTTTCATTGGGAAGTCTTAAATCTTCCATTCTTGATACTTTACGAGTTATATGTTTATTAATCATATCTTGAACTAATGATATATATTCCATATAATATTGTGCACCATCTGAGTATTGATTTGCTTTAAAAAATCCCATAGACACTACATAGGGAATAATAGCTTCTTGAAATTCAAGTGGAATCTCTGGAACATCAGCATTGTCAGATATTTGGTCTGTAGGACTGATTGAAATATAAGCATTAAGTGTATATGCATCATCTGGCACTGGTTCAATAAAAATATAATTTCCCCATTGTAACCAATATTGCGGCTTTGTTTCACCACGTTTGGATACGTGTCCAAAATGATGTGGAGTAATTCTTAAATCAGCAAACGGTGAATATGGAATTGACAATGCTTTTTGATAATCTTTCCAAATCACATCATTTGTGTCTTGCCATATTGCATCGGAAGTATCTTTAAAATTAACCTCTCCACTTACTAATACCGTAGACGTGCCAGCTAAAACTAATTCAACTGTGTTTACCCTATCGCCTGTAAACGCAACGTACCTAACTGTTGGAGATGTTGTAAGTGTAGAAATTGTTTCAATGCATCCTGTTTTGGCAGCAATATCTCTTTCTGCTTCATTAATCCACATAAGGATTTCCGGGGCAGAATAAAGACCTGCGACTGATTCGTCGAGAATAGCACGTGAATTTGTTATTAACTCTAAAGCAGTCATTGCTTGTGTTTCCTGTCCATAAGTTGCTTGTTTATTTCTGCTATATATCTACTATGTGCGTCTAACCGTTCACTTTGTATTTTACGAATTTCACACTCTTTATCATTTTCCATTTTTTTTAATTCTATATCGTGTGTTTGAAAATCATAAAATATTTTAGAATCAAGTTTTATGTCATCTAATCTTTTATCTTCTGATACACGTTCCGTACGTTCAGTTGACAATGCTACGGCACTTGCTAAATTAACAGGTGCATACCATACAGCCCTTATTAAAAGACCTAATATAGTCGTAACTATAATACTTGCTATTGTAATCAATGTCCCTTTTAGTGTAATTTTATTTTTTATTTTTTCCACATGTATTTTCCTCACAAACTTTTAAAATTTTAGAAAAAAAAGTTACTAGTATTACCTGCTGAACTTGTGTAATTAACAACAATCCAAAATTGGCTACAGTAACAAGCCAAATCACCATATTCACTTTTATTTGCCTGCCAGTATCCGGGGGACAAATAAAGTGAATATTTCAACCCATCTATTTCTGAAACTGTCCATGCTGCTGAAGTAGCTGGGCTTGTTGTCCATTCAATATAATATTCGGTATACGAAGCGGCAGGTCGCCATGTAGC